ATAACAGTTAAATACATTTTAAATAGCGGAGTTATCTCCGCTATTTTTATGTCTAAAAATATTCATTATACTAAATATAAGGGACAGGATTTAATAACCACCAAGGAATTTTACTATCATGGCAAGCAGAGGATCACTTGACAGTTTTAAGGCGGCTGTTACATCGGATTTCGCAAGACCTAATCTATTCCAAGTTGACTTGGCATTCCCGACAGGGATAATAACAGGTTCAGCAGAACTAGCAAAGCTAGGAGCTTTTACAATTCGTGCAGCAAACCTACCAGCATCACAAATCGGTGTTATTGAAGTACCTTTTAGAGGACGTGTTCTAAAGATCGCTGGAGACAGAACCTTTGAACCTTGGACAATTACTATTCAGAATGATAGTAAGTTCTTACTAAGAACAGCATTTGAAACATGGGCAGCAGCAATACAAGCATATAACGAGAACTATACTTCGACCACTGAGTCAGGTAATGCTCTTAATGATACTGATGATGCAGTTGGATACTTCGCTGACATGGAAGTTCACCAGTTATCACGTGATATCAAGACTGATGACAATCCAAACATTCTTAAATCTTATAAGTTCTACAACGTATTCCCAAGTTCTATTGCTGCAATAGACCTAGACTTCGGTAACAATGATGCGGTTGAAGAGTTTACAGTTGAACTCCAGACTCAGTACTGGACTCCAATTGTTAAAAACTCCTAGTTCACAAACTACCTAAATAAGGTAGGAACAATAAGTTTTTAGTAATGTCGCAGCTCTTTGGATTTAGTTTAGAGAGAGCAAAGAAGGTTCCAAAGGGGCCTTCTTTTGTTCAGAAGGATAGTTTAGATGGTTCACAACCTGTTTCGGGTGGTGGATACTTTGGCTATTCTATTGATATTGACGGCACTGTTCGTAATGATTATGAGCTCATCACTCGTTATAGAGAGATGGTTTTACAACCAGAATGTGATAGTGCAGTAGATGATGTAGTTAATGAGACTATATGTGGTAACTTTGATGATGTTCCAGTTACCGTAGAATTATCAAATTTAAAAGTATCTGAAAAAATTAAGAAGTTAATACGTGAAGAGTTTGATGAAATTCTCCGTCTTCTTGATTTTGAAAACAGGTCATACGAGATCTTCCGTCGATGGTATGTTGATGGGAGACTTTTTTATCATAAGGTAATTGATACTAAAAATCCTAAAGGTGGATTGATAGACCTTAGATACATTGACCCTCGTAAGATTCGTAAAGTAACTGAGTATGAGGAAAAGAAACCAGGTGAATTAAGAGGTATGGATCTTAATGCCCAATTAACACAGAGGGCTGCATCATATTTCTTATACAATCCAAAAGGATTAAAGAATAGTACCAATCAGGGTATGAAGATTGCTCCTGATTCTGTGACATATTGTCACTCTGGTATTCAAGACTTGAATAAGAACATGACTCTTAGTCACCTGCATAAGGCGATTAAAGCAGTCAATCAACTTAGAATGATTGAAGACTCTCTTGTTATCTACAGATTATCAAGAGCACCAGAAAGAAGAATTTTTTATATTGATGTAGGTAACCTTCCTAAGAATAAAGCGGAACAATACTTACGTGAAGTAATGGGTCGTTACAGAAACAAACTTGTATACGATGCAAACACTGGTGAGATAAAGGATGACAAGAAGTTCATGTCCATGTTGGAAGACTTCTGGTTACCTAGAAGAGAAGGTGGAAGAGGAACTGAGATTACTACATTACCTGGTGGTCAGAACCTTGGAGAACTAGAAGACGTTAAGTACTTCCAAAAGAAATTATACAAATCTCTCAACGTTCCTAACTCAAGATTGGAAACAGAGACTACCTTTAACATAGGTCGTGCTGCTGAAATCACAAGAGATGAGGTTAAGTTCCAGAAGTTTGTCGCAAGATTGCGTAAGAGATTCTCTGAATTGTTCACAGATCTTTTGAAAACTCAACTAGTCCTTAAGGGTATTGTTACTCTTGAAGATTGGGAAGACATGAAGGAGCATGTTCAGTTTGATTATATCGCTGACAACTACTTCACTGAGCTTAAGGAAATTGAAATCCGTAATGAGAGACTCAACGAAGTTGCTCAAATGGATCCTTATGTTGGTAAGTACTTCTCTGCTGAGTATATACGTCGTCAAGTTCTTAAACAAACTGATACAGAAATCATTGAGATTGACAAACAGATTAAGAAGGAGATTGAAGAAGGAACTATTATGGATCCTATGGCCATGCAAGCAATTGAGATGGGTATAGGAGAAGATCCTATGACAGATGGTACCGCATTACCTCCTGAAAATGGTGCAAATGGAGGTTCGACAGCGGACCCAAAGTCTAGTATTTCTTCGGGTGACTCGAAGAGAGCTGAATTTTAATAAATAACAATAACGTGGGAATTATTATGCCTAGTGAAATCGCAAACACAATAGTAAATCACATCTTTAGCGACGAGAAATCGAAAGCTATTGATGCAACTAACGATGCTTTAAGTGCAGCAGCGTATGATGCAATTGAAGTAAAGAAGAAAGAGTTTGCAAAAGAGTGGGGGTTTAATCCAGATGAAACTGGACAAGCATCTGCTGATGAAATTGCCGATAAAACTTTTGATGGTCAAGAACCACCAGAACTTGCACCTACTGCTGGTGAGATAGCTCAACAAGAAGTAGAGGCAAGTGCAGAAACCACCGAAGAACAACCTGTAGAGGAACCTAAAAATGAGACTGATAGCTGAAGAAATAACCGAAGTTAACTTTCTATCCGAAGAAAAGAATGGGAAGAAGTCACACTTTATTGAGGGTGTCTTTCTTCAGGCTGAGATAGCAAATAAGAATGGACGTAAGTATCCATTTAAAACACTTGAACGTGAAGTTGCTAAATATGATGAGGGACACATCCGTAAGGGTCGTGCTCTTGGTGAGTTAGGACATCCAGATGGACCTTCCATCAATTTGGATAAAGTTTCTCATAAGATAGAATCTCTTAGAGCAGAAGGTAATAATTTTATTGGACGTGCAAAGATTCTAGATACCCCTATGGGTAACATTGCAAAGTCACTCCTTGATGAAGGTGTGAGTCTCGGTGTTTCCAGTCGTGGTATGGGTTCTCTTCGACAAGAGGAGGGCTGTAACGTAGTGCAAGATGATTTCATGCTTGCTACTGCTGCTGATATAGTAGCAGATCCATCAGCACCAGATGCTTTTGTTGATGGAATTATGGAAGGAAAAGAATGGGTTTGGGATAATGGATTACTTAAAGAGTCTGCTATTGTTCAAATAAAGCAAGAAATTGATCAAGCAACACTTATAAACATACAAGAACGGAAGGTTTCCGCATTCAGTAAGTTTCTAAAGAGTTTGTGATTTATAAATAAATAAAGACAACGCAAGATCTAATCGGAGTTTAAACAAATGTCTGAGACCTCTACTAAAGAGCTAGATAATATGGAGCAAGTGAGCGAAGACGCAGCTACTGGTTCTGCCGCTATCAAACAAGGTGCAAAGCCTGGTGAAAAGATAGATACATCTGGTGGAAATTTTAATGCTATTGGGGGAACCGATAGTAAATCAGAAGAAGGTGCTAAAGGTACTAAGAACCTTGGTGCTTCAGCCGCTGGTTCTACAGCAAAAGAAGGAGACAAGTCAATTAAGACTAAATCTTCTGACGCAGGTACTGGTAACGTAGGTGCCGCATTATCTGGTAAGATCTTTGATGACGTGGAGGTAAAAGATGGCGAAGAAACCATCCAAGAAGAAACCCCTGAAACCAAGTACGACTTTACTGAAGATGTTAACGCTCTTGTCGCTGGTGAAGAACTAAGCGAAGAGTTCCAAGAAAAAGCGAAGACACTCTTTGAAGCAGTTGTAACACAAAAGGTTAACGAGGAAGTTAAAGCGTTGCAAGAAGCGTTTGAATCTACGCTGACTGAAGAAGTCGAAAAGGTTAAAACAGAATTGGCCGAGAAGGTTGATGACTACATCTCTTATGCTGCAAAACAGTGGCTCGAGGAAAATTCCCTCGCTGTTGAGCATGGTATCAAGACGGAGATGGCAGAATCATTCTTCAATGGGCTCAAAAAGTTATTCGTGGAACAGAACTTTACTGTACCCGAAGAAAAATTCAACCTGCTTGACGGCATGGCTGAAGAGCTAAATGATATGGAGAAAAAGCTCAACGAACAGATCGACTCTAATGTCTCATTGAATAAGAGGATTGGAGATTTTGTTAAGATGGAAATTGTGACCGAATGTGCTACTGGACTTGCTGAAACCCAAAAGGAAAAGCTTGTTTCATTGGCTGAAGGGGTTGAGTTTGAAACTGAAGAAGACTTCCGTAAGAAAGTCGAAACTATCAAGGAATCATACTTCACTAGGAAGGCTGAGGTTGTTACTGAAACAACTGAACCCACCGAAGAAGCATCTGCACCTTTGGTAGAAAACAACGAAACTGGCACGATGGGTAAATACGTCGATGCAATTTCTCGTTGGTCAAAATAATTATACACTTAAAGGAAAACACAAACTAATGTCTAACATTAAACAACTCCAAGAAAAGTGGGCCCCTGTTCTTAATCACGATGCTCTTCCAGAGATCGAGGATGCATATAAGAAAGGCGTTGTAGCCCAACTTCTTGAGAACCAAGAAAAAGCACAGATTGAAGAAGGAAACGTTCTTAACGAAACTCTTCAAACTGTAGGTACAGGTGGATATGGTGCTAGTAGTACCGCCACAGGTCCAGTTGCTGGTTTCGACCCCGTTCTAATCAGCCTTATCCGTCGTTCAATGCCTAAGCTAATTGCTTATGACATTGCTGGTGTTCAACCAATGACAGGTCCAACAGGACTTATCTTTGCGATGAGAACCAACTACGGTACAGAAAGAGATGCTACGGATGCAGCATACAGAGAAGCATTCTTCAATGAGCCCAACGCTGGTTTCTCAGGTGGCCCAGGTAATCGTCTTGCTGACTATGATCCTAGTGCTTCTGATGCAACTAACGACGCTCAAGGTAACAACCCATCCGTTCTAAACGATTCTTCACCAGGAACTTACGAGTTAACAGGTGATGCTCAAGGAATGGCAACAACGACTGCTGAAGCATTAGATGACGCATCTGCTGCTACTGCTTTCAGAGAGATGGGATTCAGCATAGAGAAAGTTACGGTGACTGCGAAGTCTCGTGCTTTAAAAGCTGAGTACAGTATCGAGCTTGCTCAAGACTTGAAAGCGATTCATGGTCTTGATGCCGAGCAAGAGTTATCAAATATTCTCTCAACAGAGATACTTGCTGAAATCAACAGAGAAGTTGTTCGTACAGTCTACGTTAACGCAGTAGAAGGTGCTCAGAACAATACTGCTGATGCTGGTATATTTGACCTTGACGTTGACTCAAATGGTAGATGGTCAGTTGAGAAATTCAAAGGACTTCTTTTCCAGATAGAAAGAGATGCTAACGCTATCGGTCAGCAAACTCGTCGTGGGAAGGGTAACATCCTCATCTGTTCTGCTGATGTGGCTTCTGCTCTTGGAATGGCTGGTGTTCTAGATTACACACCTGCTCTTAACGGTAACAATGCTCTTACTGGTGTTGATGACACTGGAAGTACTCTAGTTGGTACTCTTAACGGACGCATTAAGGTTTACGTTGACCCTTATTCTGCTAACGTAAGTGATAAGCACTTCTACGTTGCTGGATACAAAGGAACATCTCCTTATGATGCTGGATTATTCTATTGCCCATATGTACCTCTACAGCAGGTCAGAGCAATAAATCCTAACACCTTCCAACCAAAAATTGGATTTAAGACTCGTTACGGCATGGTTTCAAACCCATTCTCACAAGGTCTTACACAAGGTTCTGGTGCTCTTACAGCAAATAGCAACAAGTACTACAGACGTGTACAGGTTGCAAACCTCATGTGATATAAATATCTCGGTTCGAGATGGATCAAAGAGACCCTATATGGGTCTCTTTTTTTATGCATATATACTTAGTGCTATGAGTAGACTGATGCAATTTAATGAAAAGGAAATAAACCGCATTCTATTGGCATGTGAATATTATAGATCATATGCGACTGGGACAAAAGCACTAGAGTATGATAGAATAATAGATAAGTTGCATAACTATGAACAGGAATACGAATGTCCTGATTGTGTTGTGTGTAGCATACATTCTTAATTCATTATGACTGATAAAAATTGGGATGATCCTCTTGACTTTAAAGAAGAGGGAATCGTATTAGATTATAAAACTGCTGGTGTTGATATAGATGCTGGTAATAAATTTGTAGAAGATCTAAAACAAAAAGTTCCAGCCCTTGGTGGGTTTGGTGGTATGTTTAAGGTTCCTGTAGGATATGAGGAACCTGTTTTGGTTTCTGGAACTGATGGTGTAGGAACTAAGATTGATATTGCACAAGCTGCTAATGACTATACTACCATAGGTATAGATCTTGTTGCTATGTGTGTCAATGATATAATTACATGTGGTGCTAAACCATTATACTTTTTAGATTATATTTCTACTCAGAAGTTGAATAGTAATATTGCTGATATTATGGTGGGCATCCTTAAGGGATGTGAGATTGCGGAAATGAATCTCTTAGGTGGAGAAACTGCTGAACATCCTCAGTATCAGATGAAGATTGACCTTGCTGGTTTCTGTACTGGTATAGTAGAGCAGAAAGACATTATAGATGGTAAGAGTATTAAACCAAGTGATAGAGTAATTGGACTAGCAAGTAGTGGTCTTCATAGTAATGGATATAGTATTGTCAATTACTTGGCACGTAGACTTAAGTTAAATTATTGTAATCATCCTGAGTTACTTACACCAACTACAATATATGCACCTGTTGTGAAAAATTTATTAAAAGATGGGATAGACATTTATGGTATGTCTCATATCACAGGAGGTGGTATTCCAGAAAACTTACCACGTTGTTTACCTAAAGGATTGAAAGTAAATATTGATTGGAATTCTTGGACAGTACCAGATATTTTCTTAGAGATTCAACGTCAAGGTAATATAGATATGGATGAAATGAAAAGAGTATTCAATCTCGGTATAGGATATTGTGTAGTGTTACCTGCCAATCGTGTAGAGTATGCTATGGATATAATTAGAGATGATGGTATCAACTGTTGGGAGATTGGAGAAGTATATGCCTAAGCAACAAAAAATTAAATTTATCATCCAACAGGATGGGACAGTTATAGAAGAGGTACAGGGAGTTGAATCAAATCAGTGTTTAGATGTTACACTACCATTTGAGAAGGCTCTAAATAACGTTAACGTTATCTCTAGAGAATACAAACCAGAATACTACAATGTCACACTTCAGCAAAATAAAAACGAAGATCACAAACAAACCAGCATTAATACAGGCATTGATGTTTGATGATTGGCCAGTTGATATTAATAGGGAGTTAGTAAATCCTATAGGACACAACCACGAGAAAGTAATGTGTGAAGTTACAGTAGGTGATGATATTGGTTTTATATGGAACAAACAAACTCAATGCTATGAGTTGATAACCGATAGACAAACTTGGTCTCATCAAATACCAATAGAAAGATTTCTTGAAAAGATAACACAGTTGTATTGTATACAATTACTTACCAGTGTTGCTAAGTCTGAAGGATTTGAAGTGGAGAGTCAGATAGTTAATTCAAGTAATGCTGTTGAATTAGTTGTTAATCGGTGGGTATAAATAATTAAAATAGTACTGCTATAATGGCAAACTGGTATAAAGATCAATTAACAAATAAGAACTTTCTATCACCAATAGGATTCATATTCGTATTGGATAAAGCAAAGAAGGTTTCTTTCCTATGCCAAAGGGCATCAATACCAGAAATTTCTTTAGGACAAGTTAATATCCCTACTGCTGGATATGCTGACATTCCTATGAATGGAAATATTGAGTACGGTCAATTGACTCTAGATTTTATTGTTGATGAAGACCTTAGAAACTATATGGAGATTCATAATTGGATAAGAGCATTAGGAACACCGTCTGATTTTATTGATAGGAAGAGATGGAATGAACAGTATAGGATGGATGATAGATCTCAAACTGATGATGCTAAGTGGTCTGATGCAACGTTGCAGATTTTAAACAATAATAATATAGTAAACTTTGATGTGGTATTTCAAAGTCTTTGGCCAGTATCATTGTCTACTGTAGCTTTCGATGTTACAGGAACTGATAACGAGTTCCTTACTGCTACAGCGACTTTCAACTATACTGTATTTGAAATAAGGAATAAGGGAAGTCAAGTTAAGAGGTAGTTGCAATAATTTTAAATTTGTGTTAAGGTATTAGAGTCTATACATAATGTGGTATAGGAGGTATCTTAGTGTCAATGCGAAAAAAAGTTGGAAAGGAACACGTCCCAGAAAGAACGTATAAAACTGAATGGGATGATTCTAATTGGAGGCAAGAGTATGCAGGTATGAAAATACTTGGCAAAACTCAAAGAGAATTATTGGACAATGGTCCTAAGAGTCTTGCTCAATCATGGCATATGCAAGCGATGCATAACGAATGGATGAAGATAAAGGGGTATAAACATCCAGAACCACCTGATGTATCTTCTTCAATGCAAGAGTTCTTTGCTAAGACTAAAGACCAAGGTATTTGAAAGAACAAACGTATGCTATTAAAATGCTATTTGCTGCTAAGTGGAACATACCTCAAGCAGCAAAACATTGTAGTCTCTCTCATGATGAAATGAAAAAAGTGTTTAATATGTATTGCCATACTAATGATATAACCTATGATAGGTTTACTACTAACATTCAATTGAGTTTAGATATATGAATCTTGAACAACTTCAAACCATGTGGAAGGAAGATAGTATAATAGATCCTGATAAGTATGGTGAAGAATCTGTAAGGATACCTCAACTCCATATGCGTTATATGGAGTTTTTTAATACGTTCTCTCTAATGAAAAAAGATAGAGAGTCTGAAATGAGAATGATGGTTAGAGATAAATGGATATATTATAAGGGTAAATCATCAACAAGCATATACAAAACAGCACCGTTTGATTTAAAACTTACTACAAACGATGAGATTAAAATGTTTATTGCTGCTGATGATGAGGTCAGAAAGCTACAACTGAAGATTGACTATATAGAACAAACGATCTTCTTTCTTGATGGTGTGTTGCGTCAAATCAATGGCCGTAACTACCAAATTAAAAATGCTATTGAGTGGGAGAGATTTCAAAGTGGAATGTAAATCATGGCAGATCTCGTTATTCAGAAGAAGAACGAAGTTTATTTAAAAGTGCATGCTGAGCCTCATCTCCACAAAGAGGCAGCAGAATATTTTACCTTTGAAATTCCCTCTGCAAAGTACATGCAGAAGACGAGGAGATACAAAGGTTGGGATGGTAAAGTAAGATTATATTCTCCTGCTACTGGGGAAATTTATTGCGGTTTAATAAATTATCTAACTGACTGGGCAAAGGACCGAGGGTATCAGGTTGAGTATTTGGAATCTCAATACTTTGGACATCCCAAGGAAGAGAACTCTCTGGTAACCCCTCAGTCTGTAGTTCAATTTGTTCGAGCTTTGAAGCTTCCTGTGAAGGCTCGTGATTACCAATACGCAGCAATATACGAGTGCCTAAAATACAACAGAAGACTCCTATTGTCGCCAACTGCAAGCGGGAAATCATTAATGATTTATGCATTAGTTCGGTTCCATGTAAATGTTAAGAGGACTGTACTTATTATAGTACCAACTACGTCTCTTGTCGAGCAAATGTATAAAGATTTTACACAGTATGGTTGGAACGCTGAGTATCACTGCCATAAAATATATGCTGGAGAAGAAAAATATACAGACCATGATGTAGTTATATCAACTTGGCAGTCCTTATATAAGGAACCAAGAAAATTTTTTGATAAGTTTGATGTTGTAATTGGTGATGAGGCTCATCTATTTAAAGCTAAATCACTTACTAAATTAATGTCTAAGTTACACGGATGTAAATATCGTATTGGATTTACTGGTACGTTAGATGGTTCAGATACTAATCAACTAGTATTAGAAGGTGTGTTTGGTAAATGTTCCAAGGTTACTAAGACATCTGAGTTGATGGAGAAGGGACATGTAGCTAAGTTAAAAGTAAAAGTTCTTGTACTTAAACATGATGAACAGATCTTTGATGGGTATCAAGATGAAATGGATTACCTTGTAGAACATGAACAACGTAATAAATTTATCCGTAACTTAGCGTGTGACCTTAAGGGAAACACATTGGTACTATTCAACTATGTTGAGAAGCACGGGCTACCTTTGTATGAGATGATAAATAGTCATACCGACAGACCAGTACATTTAGTTTATGGTGGAGTGGATGTCGATGACCGAGAACATATACGGAGTCTAGTTGAAAATGAAACGAATGCAATTATTGTTGCCAGTTATGGCACTTTCAGTACTGGGGTTAACATTAAACGGTTGCACAACCTCGTCTTCGCCTCCCCAAGTAAGTCCAGAGTCCGTAACCTCCAATCTATCGGGAGGGTACTTCGACAGTATAGGGGAAAAGAAGTAGCAACATTATATGATATTGCTGACGACATTACTAGAGATAATGGAAAGAACTATACTCTCCTTCATCTCTTTGAGAGACTTAAAATTTACAAAGAAGAAAATTTTAATTATGAACTTGTAGAAATCAAACTCAAATCTTATGATTAACTATGCTAAACATGAAGAAGAATTCCACGGAGTGTTTAAACTCGTTAGTGGAGAAGAGGTATTAGCTAAAGCAGTATTGACTAATGAAGAAAATTGTCAAGAGACGTTAGCATTTTTACAAGACCCAGTTTGTATACAACCCATCAACCAAGATCTAGGTAAGGGTAAGATTATGAGAGGATTGGGATTTCATCGGTGGATGATGTTATCAGATGAAGAGTTTTTTATTGTACGTGAAAAAGATATTCTTAGTGTTGCTTCTATGAGTAAACATATTATAAGTATGTACGAGAAATTTTTAATAGATGAATATGCTGATAGAAAAGATGATGATGAGACTCAGGAAATAAAAGACAAACGCACGGCACGACGCAAGACAGATATAGATAACACACAAGGGTTTGTAGGAAAAATAAATAAAGCCCGACAGGTATTCGAGAAGTTATATAAAAGCTGATACTTTATCCCTGAACCCTTAACATGGTTATCCTACTCACGATTGACAAACTTGTCAAGCCTTAGTATAATATACTCAATACAGGATACGCATATGAGGAGAGTCGCAAAAAAGAAAGAACATTATGTAAATAATGCTGAGTTCCTTGCTGCTATCGTAAAGTACAAAGACAAAGTTATTATTGCTCAAGAGAAAGGTCTTCCCAAACCTCGTGTCAGTAATTACATTGGAGGGTGCTTCTTAAAAATAGCACAACACTTATCATACAGACCAAACTTTATCAACTACATGTATAAGGATGATATGGTTTGTGATGGTATAGAGAATTGTATACAGTACATAGATAATTTTGATCCTGCTAAAAGTAAGAACCCCTTTGCTTATTTTACACAGATAGTTTACTATGCATTCCTAAGACGTATTGCTAAAGAGAAACGTCAGATGGATATCAAAGATAAGATACTTGAGAAGTCTGGGTATGAACATGTCTTCTCAGTTGATGGTGAAGCTCATGCAGATTATGCACAGATAAAAAATCGTGTAGAAATGAATACCAAGAGATGAAGATCTTACTCATAACAGATCAACACTTTGGTGTTCGTAATGACAATCTCCATTTCGTTGAGCACTATAGGAAGTTCTATAGTAACATCGTAATACCTTTTATTAAAGCATCGGGTATTAAGGAGATAATAAATTTAGGAGATACGTTTGATAAGCGTAGATCTATTAACTACATGTCTCTGGAAGCAGCGAAGGAGATGTGGTTTGACCCTGTTAAAGAATTGGGATGTAAGATGACTGCCTTGATTGGCAATCACGACATATATTATAAGAACACATTAAGAATTAACTCACCAGAAGAGTTGCTCGGAGGATACGATATAGATGTCATCGATGAACCTACCACCCGTAATTATGACGGTACTGATATTCTATTTCTCCCTTGGATATGTGATGAGAACTACGACAGAACCTTACGAAGCATCACAGAAAGTACTGCACCTGTCTGTATGGGCCATCTTGAGCTTAACGGCTTTGAAGCTCATCCAGGTCATGTAATGGATAAGGGTATTGATATGAATATCTTTAGTAAGTTCAATAAGGTATTCTCTGGTCACTACCATACTAAATCTAATAAGAATAATTGTTATTATCTTGGTAACCCCTATCAACTATACTGGAATGACTACGGACAAAAAAGAGGGTTCCATGTCTTTGATACAGAAACTCTCCGAACTACTTTTTATAGAAATCCCTTTGACACTTTTCATAAGTTGTATTATAATAATGGAGTTGTACTACCGAATGAAGAAGAAATCAAAGGAACCTTTGTCAAACTCATAGTAGAGGATAAGGGTGACTATACTAAATTTGATTACTTTGTCAGACAGCTTCAAGACATCGGACTTGCTGACCTTAAGATTGTAGAAGATCTTAGTGTTGACATAGAAGGTGGTGATGTGGTCGTAGAGACCGAAGACACCATTACTCTATTGGACAACTACATAGATGATATAGAACTTAAGGTTGATAAAAGTAATATTAAAAATATTATGAGATCTCTTTACATGGAAGCATCCGAACTCTAATGTTTATTCTGACTGAAAAGGATACTGGTGGTGTCTATGCTCTTCCAAATAATGAGAACGTTAAAACTGTTCACATGTTTGAAGAAGAGGATGATGCTAAAAGATATTTGTATCAGTTAAATGAACAAGACTATAAGAAGAAGTTGGAATTACTGGAAATAGATGTTGATGCTGTTGCCGTTAATTGTGACAAATTTGGGTATGCATATGCTATAGTCACTAGAGACGATTTAATTTTACCTCCAATTATTACCGAACCTAAAGAATGATTACCTTTGAGAGCATTAAGTGGAAGAACTTTCTTTCCACTGGTGACCAATGGACTGAGATACAATTGAATGATAGTGCATCTACACTTATTGTAGGTACGAATGGTGCAGGGAAATCTACTATGTTAGATGCCCTGTGCTTTGCTTTATTCAATAAACCTTTTCGTAAAATTAATAGAGGTCAACTTGTTAATAGTATTAATGAGAAAGGACTAAAAGTTGAGGTTTGTTTCTCTATAGGTAAAGATGAGTATAGAGTCTTCAGAGGAGTAAAACCAAATCTCTTTGAGATATATAAAAATAACAAATTCATTGATCAAGATGCTGCCACCAAAGACACACAAAAGTACCTCGAACAGACAGTCCTCAAACTTAATTTCAAGAGTTTCACACAGGTCGTCATTCTTGGTTCATCCACATTTGTCCCCTTCATGCAACTCAACGCCCCTGTCCGTAGAGAAGTTATCGAAGATCTATTGGACATCAAGGTCTTCTCAAACATGAATACTCTCCTTAAAGAGAGAGTTCGTAGTACAAATTCAAAAAACAAAGACACTATTTATTTAAAAAGCATTGCTGAAGAGAGAGTTTTCTCACAGGAAAAGTTAATTAATTCTTTAAAAGATCTAAAGTCAATTAGAAACCAAGAAAAGAAAGACAAATACAAGGAAAATATAACTAAAGTGAAAGAAAAAGAAAAGCAAAAACAATTAAAAATAGAGTGTAAGGTGTCTTTAGAGAAGTCATGTAGTGGTTTAGAAACACATAGGGATGAATTACAAGCCTTGCGAGACAAGCAAACTCAAACAAAAACCGAATTAAAAAGACTAACTAAAGAAATTAAGTTTCTTGAGACTCATGATGAGTGTCCTACATGTACACAAGAGATATCTGATGGGTTTAAAGAAACTAGAATGGGATGTTTAACCACTAGTGGAGTGGCATTGACTAATGATGGTAAAAAATATGAAGATAATATTAAGAAAACTCTGGAACTTATAGATGAACTCGAAAGAATTTGTGCAGAATTGTATGAGTTGCGTAGTGAAATATCATCTTTAGACCGTGATATTGTTAGATTGGAAAAGGAAAATTTGGGTATCGATAAAGAACTTAACCAACAGAAGAGTCCTAAGCTTGATGAAGAGAAAAAGATACTTAAAGAACTTTCAGATGATTTGGAAAAAGTACAGGATGAGTGTAGTGGTATAAGTAAGTTGTTGGATGAATTCCAAGTAGTATCATCTTTATTAAAAGACTCTGGAATTAAGAAGCAGGTTATTAAGAAATACATTCCCGTATTCAATAACCTTATCAACAAGTATCTTCACACAATGGATTTCTTTGTTAACTTCACACTGGATGAGGAGTTTAATGAAGTAATCAAGTCACGTTTTCGTGATGAGTTTTCTTATGCATCATTCTCTGAGGGTGAGAAGCAGAAGATAGATCTGGCACTTCTATTCACATGGAGAGAGGTTGCACGTATGAAGAACTCTGCTGCCACCAATCTCCTTATACTCGATGAAGTATTTGATAGTTCTCTTGATGCTTCTGCTACAGGTGAATTACTTTCTATACTTTTAAAGTTAGGGGGAGGTACTAATCTATTTGTTATCTCACATAAAGGTGATTTACTTATTGATAAGTTTAAGCGTTGTCTTAGATTTGAAAAGATGAATGATTTTTCTAAATTAATTGAGGAGGAATAATGAGATTTAAAGCACTAGTTAATGTTAGGTTGAGAGGTTCTGTATCTGATGCTGCTGGTAATGCAGTAATGAATAATACGCAAAGAATTGCTCCTTCTATTGAACCTCATCTATTGAGAATTGGTAAGTGTATTGATTTTTGGTTTGACGCACCAGACTATGAAACAGCAGAGAAGGAGTTATATACTCTTAGTGATTTGTTTTTATCAAATACTGTAATAGAAGATTGGAGTTATGAACTCTGTGAAACAGAAGAGACTGGCATTGGAAATATATCAAATGATAATGCTGGCACATCAAAACATCATTTATTTGAATGATTAAACTATGGAGGATATGGAAGTATGCACTGGGTAGCTTCTCTGACGAAAAAACTGAACCCTACGACAGCTACGTTGTTCTGGTACGTTCTATTATTTTCGTATCTTATCTCGTCACTAACTGTTTTATTATTGCAGGGGTCATAAGACACTGGGGTGACAGTCAACAAACTGTCACCTTGTCACCTGACACTCTTGCTGTTGGTGCTATGATAGGTACATCAGAGGAAAACAATGCCAGTTAACACCGAAGTAAAAGGAACCCTTGCTAAACTACTAGCAACAGAAGATCTTACCGTTGAGCATCGTCAAGTACAGACAGCCTCGTTTGATGTTAATAATCGTGTCTTGACCTTACCTATATGGACTGATGCTTCTAACACAGTTTATGACCTTCTAGTTGGGCATGAAGTAGGACATGCTCTATACACTCCTAACATCCCTATAGACGCTCCTAAAGGGTTTGTGAACGTTGTAGAGGACGCACGTATAGAACGTATGATGAAGCATACTTATCCAGGTCTTAGACGGTCATTCTATGATGGGTATAGAGAACTATGGCATAAGGATTTCTTCGGTGTGGGTGATGAGGAAATAGATAACCTTGCTTTTATTGACCGCATCAATCTATTTTTCAAAGGCAATAATACAATAGAATTTAATGAAGATGAGCAAGTGTGGGTTGATAGAGTAGCAACTACAAAGACTTTTGATGATGTCTTACAACTTTCTAGAGAGTTATATGATTGGGCACAAGGTAAAGAAGACCAGAAAGCAGCACAGATACCTGAACAAATAGATATTGATTGGGACAATCCTACTGCTGGTAACGAGATGGAGCAAGAAGTTGATATCGATTCTGAAGAAGACGGACAAGGTGAAGGAGAATCGGAAAGTCCAAAAACTCAAAAGTCAATTGAACAGCAACTTGATGAATTAGAAGATGCTATGTATGAGGATGATATAACTGGTGGAACTGATGGTAGTGTTGATGAGACTCAGAGTGTTACAGACAAAGCATTGCAGGAATCATTAGAGACTTTAGTTAGTGATGATGAAAGGGAATATGTTTATTTGAATCTACCTAAGATTGATATTGATAAAGTTCTTATAGATTGTAAAACAATTCAGAATGAATTGAATTTAGGATTCTATGGAAGAGCATGTCGTGATAAAGGTGACCACGATTATTACTTTAATAACGTTGAGTATGCTGAGAATCATTTCAAATCATATAAGAAAGAAGCACAGCGTAGTGTTAACTATCTTGTAAAGCAGTTTGAGATGAAGAAGTCTGCTGATGAGTATAAGAGAGCAGCAACATCTAAGACTGGTGTTATCGATACCAAGTCTCTATACAAGTATAGATTGAGTGATGATATCTTTAGAAGAGTTACAGTAATTCCAGAGGGTAAGAATCACGGATTGGTATTCTTCCTTGATTGGTCTGGATCTATGAACCATATACTATTGGATACTCTTAAACAGACTTTCAATTTAGTATGGTTCTGTAGGAAAGCAGGTATTCCATTTAGGGTTTACGGATTCCAAAATGGATGGGAAAGTGGAAACTTACATCCAGCAGTAGAACCAGTTAAAAATGTTTTTGGATTCACTAGTGGATTTAAACTTCTAGAGTTCTTCTCATCACAACAGAATAAGCAGTCTTTAGAAAATTCTATGAAGTTAGTTTATATGCAAGCGTTTGCTATGAACGGTCATAGGTTACCTTATGTTGAGAAGTATACTCTTGGTGGTACTCCTCTTGGTGAAGCTGTAATGTGTTCAAGAATACTTGTTGAGCAAATGAGAAAAGTTGAAAAGGTACAAAAAATAAATGTAGTTTGTTTGACTGATGGTGAAGCAAATCAAATGCACTACCATGATGATAGTTCTGGTTACTATGATAATGGTCTTCATTCAAGACAGATGCGTATGAATAAAAAGTATATCTTAAGAGATAGTGTGACTGGTTATACTCGTGAGTTTAAACCAAGTCCATATCTAGTATCCAAAGAAATAGTTAGTTTCTTTAAAGAAATTACAGATTATAACTGGGTTGGTATTCGTATCTGTACCAAAAATGAACTCAAGAGATCTACACGTATCCTTGATTTCAGTGATGCAGAAAATATGGAGAAGCAATGGTCTAAAGAAAAGTTTGCATCTTCTACACTTTTAGGTTATACTGAAGCATACTTCATACCTTCTCAGGGCATGGGTGATGGAACTCAAGACCTTGAAGTTAAACAGAAGGGTGAAGAAGCAACTAGAGCAGAACTAACTCGTGCATTCAAAAAACATATGGGTTCAAAAATGACCAACAAAACTATCTTAAACAAATTTGTGGAGCAAATAGCATGAGTTTGTGGGATGGATATAAGGGAGCTGTATTAGATACATTCCCTGATATGGTTTTTGAAAGTAACCATACAACATGGAAAAATAAAAGAGATGTTAACTTAACTGCTGACCTATACACTGGTAAGCATTTTATTAAGTCTAGGCATGTTGATATATGGGATGGGAAGAATCTTAATATTCATAATAATATAATATATCCTAAGACTGGACATAACCTTCCTTGCTTTGGTATGGACTTGATGGGATTCTCTGAGAAGAAAGTTATAATAGTATTCGACTTTCAACATCCTGTAGAGAAGTTTCTATTACAAGTACCACCATTACCAAAGACAACAGAGACCTATCGGTTCTTTGAAAAGGGTAATCACTTCTCTGATAATATCTTTGTAAGGTATTGTGAGATGGATGGTGTTGATACATTCTTACCAACATTCAAATACTATCTGTCACTCTATAAAGAGATGATAGATAAAGCACAACCTACTGGTACCGATACTAGTTTGTATAAAGACTTCGATAGTTATATGATAAAGTTAGATCCTATCTCAGGATACTTATCTAGTGCATTTGGTAAGGATGAGTCTGAGCAATTAATCAAAGAGTTCTTTTTTAGTTATGCCTAATTTAGTACAAGACATGGCATTAATGCTATCATATACTATGCAGGATATGCCTGGCGTAGAACCATTAGAAAGTTCTTTACCTGAAGTAAAGAAGGATGGGTTAGTTATTAAGAACACAATGTATAAAGCACCTGGTCTCAGGAAGATGCATTTAGAGTTGGCAGAGATTAATGATATGCAGATATTGCATTGTGTATTCTTTCCAGAATGTAGTTATAATCTACCTATATTTGGATGTGATGTTGTATCCAATGGTAAGACAGTGACTGCTGCTATTGTGGATGTATCTCCTGTACATGGTTTTGATACTTGGGATGAGATACGAGAGATTAGTAACAATTTTAAATTCAGTGGTAAGAGACCACTTCCATTATGGGGTGATGAAATCTTCTCACCATACTGTAAGTTTACACGTTTGACTGAAGAGATTGATATGGCAAATTTCTTTTGTCTTGTACAAAATTATCTTGTTGTATATCAGAAGTTAATTAAGAACACTAAGAAAGATACTTTCTGGGTTAATACTATGAAGAGATTGGATGACCAGATCTGGTATTGTGAAAGTCAGAAAAAGAATGATAAGACTCGTAACATTTTACTTAAGTATTTTGATGAAGAGTGGGTAAATAATTACATGGATAATATATTGTTTGATGAACCTGCAAGCGGATTATATGGAAGCAATTAAATGGGAAGCGTATATTCTATTAGATTCTAATAGGTTAACTAAGGTAGAATTTCTCTGTCATTCTAATTTAAGAGGAGATGCTGAACAGAAATGTAAAGCAATGTTTGGTGTGTCTGATGTGAGACAGTTGAAAAGGATATGGACAGATGACTAAGTGTCCACATGTTCTTGATTTGCATTACAGATCTGTTATAATAAGTGTATAAAACAAAGGGTCGCTATGCCAATCAAATCTGAAGTCACAACAGGACAAATCATTTCTTTTCTTAAAGATAAGCATGGAACCAAAGCAGAAGTTGACACTATTGATTTAAGGGCTGCTGCTAAAAAATTCAATCTTTCTTACCCTACTGTCAATAAAAGACTTAAGCAGTATAAGAAGGGAAGAGGTACTTGGGATTTAACTGCTCTAGATATAGAGAAAGCATATCAAGCACCTGCTGCTGAACCTGCTGTTAAAGTTTCTTATGTTCCAGACAAGGATGAAAGTTATGTACCCTTCGGGAATGCACCGTCTCTTAAGAAGATTATTAATTCTAGACAGTTTTACCCTGTTTTTATTACTGGCCTTAGTGGTAACGGTAAGACATTAGGAGTAGAACAGGCATGTGCTAATCTAAATAGAGAATTAATACGTGTTAATGTAACAATTGAAACCGACGAAGATGACCTTATTGGTGGCTTCCGTCTTGTCAATGGTGATACTGTTTTTCATAATGGACCAGTGGTCGAGGCTTTGGAGAGGGGAGCTGTACTCCTTCTAGATGAGATTGACTTAGCATCTAATAAGATTCTATGTTTACAATCTGTATTGGAAGGTAAAGGTGTATTCCTTAAGAAGACTGGAAGGTATGTTAAACCTGCTGCTGGATTCACTGTCATTGCCACTGCCAATACAAAAGGTAAGGGTTCTGATGATGGACGTTTCGTAGGAACCAATGTTCTTAATGAAGCATTCCTTGAAAGATTTCCAATTACCTTTGAGCAAGACTATCCATCACCTGTTATTGAACAGAAAATCCTAAAGAATGTTGGATGCGAATTGACATTTGCTGAAAATCTGGTAAAATGGGCAGGAGTGATACGTAAAACATTCTTCGATGGAGGAGTGGATGAAGTAATCACAACTCGTCGTCTAGTACACATTGCACAAGCATACTCTATCTTTGGTGACCGCCTAGTTGCTATCACCAATTGTGTTAACAGATTCGATGATGATACTAAGCAATCATTCTTGGATCTTTATACTAAAGTTGATGCTGGTGAAGAAACCGAAACCCCCGAAGGAGAAATTTAATGCACGGAGACCTAGAACCAGAAGAGCATCATTGGGGGGAGGATAACGACCCCCGATATGTAAATGATCTTTGGGAGGACATGGATCGCCTCAACGCTTTGTATGAGGAAATGATGTGGCCACATGATGATGTGCTAGAATTTATACCCGACCATGCAAATGATCGGATTATCATTCAAAACAAATCTAGAAAAGGTTTATGAAGTACAATGAAAATGAGATTCTCAAAGAGGTCTCAGATTATATTAGTGGGACTTATAGGGGTCACTACTCTTCAAACAATGTTCAGACATTGGACTTGATTGATTCAGTAGGTGACGCAGAGGCATTCTGTAGGTCTAACATATTGAAATATGCCTCAAGGTATGATAGAAAGGGTACGGCACGTAAGGACATCATTAAGATTATCCACTATGCTGTACTTCTTCTACACTTTAACGACAAGACTGCAGCAGCAAATGCTCTCCAGTCTAGTTCTACTGCTTTCTCCGTTGATTATGACAAGTAAATGACTGTATTATCCAAACCAACTCTCGAAATTCTAAAGAACTTTTGTTCTATCAATAAATCACTTGTTATCAATCCTGGTAATAAGTTAAGTACACTAAGCATCAACAAGAACATTCTTGTGTATGCTGATGTTGAAGAATCATTTGATTCACAACTATCAATCTATGACTTGGGTGTATTCCTCGGTGGTCTATCTCTATTTGAGCAACCATCTATTGATACATCAAGAGATAATTACGTTACTGTAAGTGACACTAAGGGTAGGTCTAAGACTAAGTTCTTTTATGCTGACCCTGACATCATTACACAACCACCTGAGAAAGAAATTAACCTTCCTTCTGAGGATGTTAAATTTAGGTTAGAGGCAACTTCATTACAACAGTTGCAACGTGCTGCTAGTGTATATCAGTTACCAGATCTATGTTTGTTTGGTGATGGTGAGAAGATGAATCTGTGTCTTACAGATAAGAAGAACGATACTTCTAACACATATTCAATTGAAGTTGGTACGTCAGAAGATGAGTTTTGTTATTGTTTCAAGGTTGAGAATTTGAAGTTGCTTCTTGGTGACTATAATGTTACACTAAGTAAGTCTAACGTTGCTCTCTTTCAAGGTGAGGGTATCAAATACTTCATCGCTTTGGAACCTAATGCCTAGAGAAATTCCTACAACAGAATATATGCAAGATGGGTGGGATTCTGGTCCTATTGGATGTCACCCCTACAAACGTGGTAGTAGGCATAATCAAGTAGGTATGTGGGTTATGTGGGTATATTATATTATTATTGTTGGTATGTGTATTAGACTCGCATGGGTACTAAATTCATGAATGATTTTTTATGGGTAGAGAAGTATAGACCTCAGAAAGTTGAGGACTGTATACTTCCTACAGATGTGAAGACCACCTTTAATAGTTTCATTGAGCAAGGTGAGATACCAAATCTTCTCTTGTCAGGGACTGCTGGAGTTGGTAAAACTACTATTGCAAAAGCATTATGTAATCAACTAGGAGCAGACTTCTATGTTATTAATGGATCTGATGAGGGTAGATTCTTGGACACTGTACGCAATCAGGCAAAGACCTTTGCTAGTACTGTTTCTCTTACTTCTACAAGTCGTCACAAAGTTCTCATTATCGATGAGGCAGACAATACGACACCCGACGTACAACTCCTCTTACGGGCCTCGATTGAAGAGTTCCAGAAGAACTGTAGGTTCATATTCACGTGTAACTTTAAGAATAAAATAATAGAACCATTACATAGTAGAACAACAGTAATTGATTTCAATGTCCGTGGAAAAACTAAACAATCTCTCGCAGGTCAGTTCTTTGAAAGGTGTAGAGACATCCTTACCAGAGAGGAGGTACGGTTCAATGACAAAGTGGTTGCCACAGTTGTCCAAAAGTACTTCCCAGACTTCAGAAGAACACTCAACGAACTCCAAAGATATAGTTCAACAGGTTCTATCGATACTGGAATCCTCGCAGCGTTAGGTGATGCTAAGATTGATTCTCTTACAGAGCATTTAAAGCATAAGAAATTTAATGATGTGAAGAAATGGGTTACTCAG